GAAATTATCGCTGCTGTTTCTGGAAACGCATTTGGCGGAGAAACTGGTTCAACAACCATTGCTCTACCAGCTGGTCAAAAGATAACAGAAAGTGGTACTGCTGGATTAACGATTGCAAAATTAAGAACTGCTAAAGAAACTCTTGATGCTGCATCAGTTGATCCTAGCCTTCCAAGAACTATTGTTGTTGGTCCAAGACAAATTACTGATTTGTTAGGAACAACAGAAGTTACTAGCTCAGACTTTAACACAGTTAAAGCTCTTGCTAATGGCGAAATCAATCAGTTCATGGGATTTAACTTTATAGTCTCAAACAGACTAGCAATCAGCTCAAGCAAAAGAGAATGTTTGCTCTTCACTAACGATGCTATCAAACTTGCTTTAGGCAAAGATGTGATGACAAGAATAGATGAAAGATCAGACAAAGGCTATGCTACTCAAGTTTATGTGTGCATGACGATGGGTGCAACAAGACTTGAAGATGAGAAGGTTGTTACAATCCAAGCTCATGAAGCTTAATAATAAGGAGGAATAAATCATGGCGAGTGTAAAAGGTGTAAATTTTACCAACATCACAGCTGATCCTATTGTTAATGCGGATAGCGGAGAATGGTCTGGTAAATTAAGAGTTCAGTACGATACTTATGAAGCTTCTTCATTAGCATCAGGTTCTGACATCTCAGTTGCAAGATTACCAAAAGGTGCAAAAGTTTATGACATTGTTGTTCACTTTGATGCTTTAGGTTCTGCAACTATATCAGTTGGAGATAGTGGAGCTGCTGCAAGATACATTGCGGCAACATCTGTTTCTTCTGCTGGTCAAATGTCTATGAGCCAAGAAGGTGCAATCGATGGAGTTGGTTACGAGCAGACTGCTGAAACTGACATATTACTTACAACTGGAAGTGCTGCAATTACTGGTACTATCAAGTGTGCTGTGTTCTACACAGTTGAGTAATCAATAATTTGTTTGGCGGATGAAATACTCCGCCAGGCAACTAACAGAATTTTTAATGAAATATATTTTAGTTTTATATATGTGCAGCATGTTAAGCAATTCATGTCCAACAAGCACAATCGCTGGTTATCAATTTAATACACACTATGACTGTGTTAATGCTGGTTATGCTGTTGCTCAAAGCACATTTAGAAACTTAGAAGAATTAGAAGAATATAATCGAGACTACATCGAACAAAGTAAGATTGTGGTTAAATTTGAATGTAGAGAAATAGGAGCAAAAATATAATGGCATCAGTAGTAGATATTTGTAATTCAGCTTTAAACTTATTAGGAGCATCAACAATCTCAGCATTAACTGACGATAGTAAAAATGCTAGATTATGTAATCAAAGATATGAGCCAATTAGAAATAGAGTATTTAGATCACATGCTTGGAACTGCTTAACTAAAAGAGTTCAGTTAGCAAAAGATAGTGCAGCTCCAGTTATTGAATATGCTAATCAATATACTCTTCCAGCCGATTGCCTGAGAGTTTTAAAAATACATACTGGTGCAACAGACAGTATTGCATCAAATATTGATTATGCTGTTGAAGGCAGAAAAATAAAAACAAATGAAGGAACTGTTTATTTAATTTATGTAGCAATAGACACAGATCCAAATAATTACGATACATATTTACAAGAAAGTATCTCTCATCAATTAGCAGCAGATATTGCTTATGCAATTACAAACAATGCAACTCTTGCTAAAAATTATATGGAGAGAGCTGATGAAAGATTAAGAGAAGCAAGATTTATAGACGCAACAGAAAATGCTTTAGGAACAATCGAGAGCAATGAATTTACTGATGCAAGATTATAGATGACTACATCTGCTTTTGATCCAAGATTAATAGAAAAATATTCAGAACCAAAATCATTACTTCATTTTCAATGGGGAGATGACAATAAAGTTTATAGATATTGTTTAGTCGAAATCATTGATGAAAAAGATATTGATCCAACGACTAAATGTAAAAGAGACGAACAAGGTTTAACACAACAAGAAATTTTTAAAAAGATATGCCAAGAACAACATTAGCTTTAACATCATTTGTATCAGGAGAATTTTCTGCAAAGATGGATGGCAGAACAGATTTTGATAAATATACATCTGGAGTTAAGACTATGGAAAACTTCCTGGTCCATCCTCAAGGTTCTGCTACAAGAAGAGTTGGTACTCAGCATATTGCAGAAGTTAAAGATAGTACAAAGAAAACAAGATTAATACCTTTTGAATTTTCTACTACTCAAACTTATATTTTAGAATTTGGCGATCAGTATATGCGTGTCTATAAAGATAAAGGACAAGTATTATCTGGAGGTTCTCCTTTTGAAATTAGTACACCATTTTTAGAAGCAGAATTATTTGACATCAAGTTTGCTCAATCAGCTGATGTTATGTATCTCTGTCATCCTAATCATGATGTAAGAAAATTAAGTAGAACTGGACATACAGCCTGGACACTAGCAACTGTTTCTTTTACTGGCTCTCCTTCTCTACCGATTTCAGGAGCTAATAATAGACCAAGCTGTGTTTCTTTCTTTGAACAAAGATTGGTTTTTGCAAACACAATTACTAATCCTCAGACTTTATGGTTTTCTAAAGCTGGAGATTATGAAAACTTTACGACTGGAACTAATGCTGATGATGCTATGATTTATACAATCGCATCAAACCAGGTTAATGCCATTCAATATTTAAAAGCAGTTAGAACTTTAGTTGTAGGAACATCAGGAGGCGAATTTACAGTTTCTGCTGATGGAACAGATGCAAGTATAACTCCAACTAATGTAACTATTAAAAGACAGAGTTCTTTTGGATCTGCTGGTGTTGATGCTATTCCAGCTGGTAATGCAGTTTTGTTTTTACAAAAGGCAAAAAGAAAAATTAGAGAATTAGCTTATAACTTTGATAGTGATGGTTATGTTGCTCCAGATTTAACAATACTAAACGATACAGTAACTAAGTCTGGAGTAAATCAAATGATATTCCAACAAGAGCCAGATAGTATTATTTGGTGTGTAAGAGATGATGGAGTATTAGCTGGATTAACTTATCAAAGATCAGAAAATGTTGTTGCTTGGCATAGACATATATTCGGTGGTGCTTTTGGATCTGGTAACTCAGTTTGTGAAAGTGCTGCATCAATCTCAGGAACATTAACTGAAGATGAATTATGGGTTATTGTTAAAAGAACAATTAATGGTGCTACAAAAAGATATGTAGAATGTTTTTCTGATTTTGACTTTGACGAAACAACAGCAACAGATTTTAAATTTTTAGATAGTCATTTAAATTATTCTGGATCTGCAACAACAACACTATCAGGTCTATCACATTTAGAAGGACAAACAGTATCTATCCTGGCTGATGGATCTGTACATGCAAATAAAACTGTAAGCTCAGGAAGTATAACCTTGGACAGATCAGTTACTAAAGCATGTGTTGGATTAGCTTATGATAGTGTTTTACAAACAATGAGAATTGAAGGTGGAGCTGCTGAAGGAACTTCTCAAGGTAAAACAAAAAGAATTTCAAAAGTTGTTTTAAGATTATTTGAAACTGTTGGTGTAAAAGTTGGTCCAAGTTTAGATCAATTAGAGACAGTTCCATTTAGAACAACATCCAGTAATTTATCAGCTCCAGTTGATACTCTTCTTGCTGGAGATAAAGAAATAGAATTTAGAGACGACTATAACTCAGATGGATTTATTTTTATTAAACAAGACCAACCTCTTCCATGTTCAGTCTTAGCAATATATCCAACTGTGGTTACATCGGATGGTTAAATACAAAATAATTCCATACGAAAAAAGTCATACAGATGAAATCTTAACATTTGGGATGAATGATAAATTATTGGAAAACGATGCAAGTAGTGAAGAAGGTCGGATCGATTATGGAATACCTGGTCTGTCATTTACTTTATTGGCTGACAATAACATTGTGCTTTGTGGCGGCATTACTCCTCTTTGGGATGGAGTTGCTGAAGGCTGGGTTATCGCATCTAAAAGAATTTACGATCACAAAATTAAATCAGTATCGTCAATCAAAAGACGATTAGATTTACTTTGTACTAACAACAATATCTGGCGAGTACAAACTTCAGTTAAAGAAGATTTTAAAGTTGGAGTTAGATTTGCTGAATGGCTTGGTCTAAAAAAAGAAGGTCTTATGCTGAAGTATGGACCTGACAAAACTAATTATTATAGGATGGCAAAAATTTATGAGTGCGATAGGTAATATAGCTGCTGCACAAACAGCAAAGACAATAGGAAAATACAACGAACAACTTGCATATCAACAAGCTGCATACGACAGAAAAAAAGCAGCAGTTCAACAAAAAGTTTTTGACACTATTGAAAGACCTAGATTTGTTAAACAACAAGAACAAGCTTACTCAAACTTTTTTGTAAATGCTCTTAGAACTGGAGCTGAATTTAGAGAAGGAACAACTCCATTTTTAGTTGGTGTAGAAAACAGAAGTAATCAAATGTTAGATTTAGCTTTAGCTGACTATAATCAAAAAGTTGCTTTTAATGATCAGATTAATCAAAGTTTATTATTAGAAGCTAAAGGTAGAGGCGAAAGATTAAAAGGCGATTTAACTGCAAG